ACCGGATGGCCGCGATTTTTTTTAAAGTGGTCCCCGCATGCGCTCCTGCCCAATCCTATCCACTCCTCAAAGCTAAATTATTAATTTGTCTCCTATATAACTTGGTCCCCAAGTAGTCACGTCAAACATGTGGGATCCTTTACTAAACGAGTTTCCCGAAACGGTACATGGTTTCAGGTGTATGCTAGCAATTAAGTATTTGCAATTGGTAGAAAATACGTACTCTCCAGATACATTAGGGCACGATTTAATTCGCGATTTAATTTTAGTTATTCGTGCTAGAGATTATGTCGAAGCGACCCGCCGATATAGTCATTTCCACTCCCGCATCCAAGGTGCGTCGCCGGCTGAATTTCGACAGCCCGTATGTCAGCCGTGCTGCTGCCCCCACTGTCCTCGTCACAAACAAAAGGAGGTCATGGGTGAATCGGCCCATGTACCGAAAGCCCAGGATGTACCGAATGTACAAAAGCCCTGATGTTCCTCGTGGTTGTGAGGGACCATGTAAGGTCCAGTCGTATGAACAGCGTCATGATGTAGCTCACGTAGGTAAGGTCATTTGTGTGTCGGATGTTACTCGTGGTAATGGTTTGACGCATCGAGTCGGTAAGAGGTTTTGTGTTAAATCTGTCTATGTTTTGGGTAAGATATGGATGGATGAGAACATTAAGACCAAGAATCATACCAATACAGTTATGTTTTTTCTAGTTCGTGATAGGAGACCTTTTGGCACTCCCCAGGATTTTGGCCAGGTGTTTAACATGTATGATAATGAGCCGAGTACAGCTACTGTGAAGAATGACAACAGGGATCGTTTTCAAGTTCTCCGCCGTATTCAAGCCACTGTTACTGGTGGCCAGTATGCAAGTAAGGAGCAAGCAATAGTCAGGAAATTCATGAAGGTGAATAACCATGTAACTTATAACCATCAAGAGGCTGCGAAGTATGATAACCACACAGAAAATGCTTTGTTATTGTATATGGCATGTACTCATGCTAGTAATCCAGTGTATGCTACTTTGAAGATCAGGATCTATTTCTACGATTCTGTTCAGAATTAATAAAGATTAAATTTTATTATACTTGAATCTTCTGTATCAATTGTGCCTTCTAATACATTGTACAATACATGAGACATTGCTCTAATTACATTATTGATGCTAATAACTCCTAAATTGTCTAAATACTTAATACATTGATATTTAAATACTCTTAAGAAACGCGAGGTCTGAGGATGTAAACGAGTCCAAACTCGGCAGATTAGAAAACATTGGTGTATCCCCAATGCTTTCCTCAGGTTGTAATTGAATTGGACTTGTATTGTGATGATGTCGTGGTTCGTCAGAAATGGTCTCTCGTCGTGGCTGGTTATCTTGAAATATAGGGGATTTTTGACCGTCCAGATATATACGCCACTCTCTGCTTGAGCTGCAGTGATAGCTTCCCCTGTGCGAGAATCCATGATTGTGACAGCCTAGTGCAATGAAGTATGAACATCCACAAGGGAGATCAACTCTCCGTCTCCTCGTAGCTTTCTTGGCGTTGCGGTGTTGCACCTTGATAGGAACCGGAGTAGAGTGTGCCTTGGAGGGTGACGAAGATCGCATTCTTTATTGCCCAGTTTTTAAGTGCGCTGTTTTTTTCTTCGTCCAAGAATTCTTTATAGCTGGAATTGGGGCCAGGATTGCAGAGGAAGATAGTGGGAATACCGCCTTTAATTTGAACAGGTTTCCCGTACTTCGTGTTGCTTTGCCAGTCCCTTTGGGCCCCCATGAATTCTTTAAAGTGCTTTAGGTAATGCGGATCCACGTCATCGATGACGTTGAACCAGGCATCATTACTGTACACCTTTGGACTCAAATCTAAATGACCACATAAATAATTGTGTGGACCCAATGATCGGGCCCACATCGTCTTCCCCGTCCTGCTATCACCCTCTATGACTATACTTACTGGTCTCAAAGGCCGCGCAGCGGCACTGACAACGTTTTCTATAGCCCATTCATCAAGTTCTTCAGGAACCTGGTCAAAAGAAGAAGAAGAAAATGGAGAAATATATTCCTCTATTGGAGGAGTAAAAATCCTATCTAAATTACTATTTAAATTATGGAATTGTAAAACAAAATCTTTAGGAGCTTTCTCCCTTAATATATTGAGGGCCGATGCTTTGGACCCTGAATTGATTGCCTCGGCATATGCGTCGTTGGCAGATTGGCAACCTCCTCTAGCCGATCTTCCATCGATCTGGAAAACTCCATGATCAAGCACGTCTCCGTCTTTTTCCATGTATGTTTTAACATCTGTTGAGCTTTTAGCTCCCTGAATGTTCGGATGGAAATGTGCTGACCTTGTTTGGGATATGAGGTCGAAGAATCTTTGATTTCTGCATTGGAACTTTCCTTCGAATTGGATGAGGACATGCAAGTGAGGAGACCCATCTTCGTGTAATTCCCTGCAGATTCGAATGAATAATTTATTTGTTGGGGTTTCTAAGGCTTTAATTTGGGAAAGTGCTTCTTCTTTGGTGAGAGAACAGTGTGGGTATGTGAGGAAATAGTTTTTGGCATTTATTCTGAATTTATTGGGAGGAGCCATTGACTGGTCAATCGGTGTCTCTCAAACTTGGCTATGCAATTGGTGTCTGGGGTCTTATTTATATGTGGACACCAAATGGCATTAATGTAATTATGATTATGAAATTCAAAATTCAAATTCCAAAAGCGGCCATCCGTATAATATT